ATTTGTTTCGTGGTTACAAGGAGCTTGGCAAGGACTTGTAGGAGTTGCACAAACTGTTTGGAACGCAATATCGGGTGCATTTACCTCTGCAATTAGCAGCATTCAAACAGCTTGGGGTGGCATTACTAGTTTCTTCAGCAATCTATGGACTGGGATTACGACAACGGCATCAGCTGCTTGGACAGCATTCACAACCACTCTCTCAGCTATCTGGCAAGGTGCTGTTACTGCAGCAACGGCAGTTTGGAACGCGCTATCCACATTCTTCACGACTTTGTGGAATGGAATAGTTGCAGTAGCCACTGCTGTATGGTCAACCTTTGGCGGTTCCCTGACGACAATTTGGAATGGGATTGTCCAAGTTGCTACCGGTGTTTGGAACATGCTTAAAGCAGTTATTATGGGTCCCATTCTTATAGTCATTGATTTGCTTACTGCAAATTGGACACAGCTAGGCGCTGATCTTCAGCTTATCTGGAATAGCATTGTTTCCGCCGCTGGTCAGATCTGGAATGGCCTTGTTACGTATTTCTCCGGTATTTGGAGCCTTATTCAAACTTATGCAATGACTGTTTGGAATACTTTAGTTTCAGCTTTAGAGGGGCTTTGGAATGGCGCAGTATCTGCCGCTTCCGCTATTTGGAGTGCGCTTTCGTCATTTTTCAGCGGATTATGGAGCGGTATTGTGTCTACCACTGAGGGCGTATGGAACAGTATTGTTTCATTCTTATCAGGACTATGGAGCGGAACAGTCAGCACAGCCGAGGGAATTTGGAACGCACTTCCCGGATTCTTTTCGGGACTGTGGAGCAGAGTTACATCATTCTTTTCATCCGCTTGGAGTAACATCAAGTCAATCGTAATAAACGCCGCTCATAATATTGTAAATGGTGCCAGGAACGTTTGGAACGGGTTCACTAATATCGTTTCAAATGTTGTCAATGGTATCAAACGTGGCTTCAATGCACTTCGTAATTTTAGCCTGGCTGACGCTGGCCGTGCCATCATGGATAGCTTCTTTAATGGCCTCAAATCAGCTTGGGGGAAGATCACCGATTTTGTTGGCGGAATTGCTTCTTGGATTCGCAAGCATAAAGGCCCAATCAGTTACGATGCCAAGTTGCTCATACCTGCCGGTAACGCCATCATGAACGGCTTGAATGCAGGGCTTACTGACAAGTTCTCAGACGTCCAAAGGAATGTTTCTAGCATGGCACAAGCTATTGCTGATAGCGCTGCAGTTACGATGCCGGCAGTGAATAATTCTCCCTTTGATGCATCATTACAGTCGCTTAATAACAGTGTACAGGGTGCAACCTTATCTTCAAATCTTGATGTCAACTACACTCGCAAGCAAACGATTGAGGTTCCTCTGTACATTGACGGCCGAGAGGTTGCTCGTGCAACCGCAAACCCAATGCAAACAGAACTCAGCCGCATGACACGAATGAGCAATCGACGAAAGGGGCTATTTTAATTTTGTATGATTTCAGAGAAACAACGCCCTTCAAGGGTTCTGATGATAATCAGCGCCCAGCAGAGGCGATGCTAATAGATGGCCAGTACATTGAAGACTTGATTCCGGGTTATAGCACGCTACAAGTCAGTGGCCGAGAACTACTAAGCCAGTCAATCGAAAAACAAACGATTGGCAAGTCAGATGGTGAGTTTATCCAGTATGTTCGGAACCCTTCTCGTGAGATTGTTGTTGGCTACAGGCTGGCAGCAGCGGACAATCTTTCGTTCCGGCAAGCATTCTATAAGCTCAATGACATACTTCACGGTGAGAACCATCAGGTTTCTTTCAATGATGACCCATCAAAATATTGGCTTGCGACCTTATCGGATATTGACGATGTTCCTAAAGGCCGGAATGCGATCACTTCCTCATTTACTTTGTTTGTTCCCGATGGCATCGCGCACTCGGTAGCCACGCAGACGGCTGACAATATGCCATACAAGGACGTGCCAGTAAACATGCTGGTCGACTCCAGTTTTGAATCGGGTAAAACACCATCAGGGATTGCTTGGGGAACAAGCGACAACAGTCAAAGGACTGCTGAAGTTGATCCAGCCATGCCTTCATACCCCACGCCGTTTGGAAAATATATGCTTCGGATTGAAAGCCAAAGTAGTGATTCATCTATCAGCCCTGACCAATACATCGTTGTTCCACTAGCAAAGCCAGTCACGATAAAATCGGGGGAAACATGGACCTATAGTTATAAATATGCGTCCGCAGGTTCAGCAACTGGACAAGCGTCAGACTATTTGACAACGAACGATTTATCCCCAATTTGGGGTCTGTCGATGGGTCACGGCAATAGAGACACTGATGGCGGCCAAGACACATGGCATCAGTTTTCTGCAACGATGACCGCAGATAGCGATATTACAGTCACAAATTACCGCTTTGGCTTCGTTAAATCATATGCTGGAGGCGGTTGGTTATGTATTGACAATATTAAATTAGAGAAAAGCACCACCGCTTCTCCATGGTCGCCTAACCCAGCTGATCCTGAATACTATGCCGACACCATCACAGTTAACAATGGTGGAACTTATCCTGTCGAGCCAGTTATTACGGCAACTATGCATGCGGATAACGGCTTGATTGCTTTAATCAATGACCAAGGTGGTGTTTTACAGTTCGGCAATCCAGAAGAAGCCGATGGTGTTGAACGGCAGCGCTCAGAAGTTGCTCGATATGAAGGCTTCGATAAAGAGCCAGCCGGTGCTGCTTATAATACTGGCCAAACTAACAGCCATTACTACTATATCGCGGCACAAAAGAATGTCATGGAAGGTTCAGTTAAGTATGCCAATGACGATGGTTCCGCAGTTGAGCCAGTCTTCTTGCCAACAAATTCATACTATTGGGAAGGACCTTCGGTTCATCTTAAAACAACAAATGCATCTAATGGCAGCAATACAGGGAGCTTCATAGCCAAATGGCGCTACAAGTTCAATTCCAACGTGAGTGCCTTAGGTGCCATTGAGATGACACTCGATAATGATACGGGCGTGGCCTATCAGGTGATTATCAGGTCAAACTATGCTGGTAAAGATGATGTTGATGTCCAAGTGTTTGCTGGCTCAACGTTGGTTTTCCAGCAGACTCTTAACCGAAGTGTTTTCAGCAACGGACGCTATTATGAGGCTAAGTTGACCAAGCTTGGTAATACGCTCAATCTGCAACTTGCTGGTATTGTTCAAGGCGGTATTAAACCGTCTGAAGTGGTTACCAGAAATCCACCGCTGATAATGCCGCCAATCATGTTGACATCAGATCAAGCATCGCTTCCAATCACGGGAGCGACGCTTTGGTTTCAGCGATTTGAAAACTATCCATATCCCGATATGGGCGTGTATGACATGGATATTGAATGGCTTAACGTTGATTATTGGGCTGATCTTAGTAATCGCTTTAGTGCTGGAGACGTTGCAACGATTGATGTTGCTAACCGTCAGATACTGGTTAATGGCGTGATTAATGCCGACCTTCAACTCATCGATAATGACTGGAAAAAATTCAGGTTGCTTCCGGGTGACACACAAATTTTGACTCAGCGTTCTTCTTGGGCACAGCCATATGAATTAGAAGTAGCATTCAGGGAGGCGTTCTTGTAATGGCTGATTTTTATTTTACCGACAGAAAATACAACCAGCTTGGCATTGCGTCAACTGATGAACTTACGTCTAGTTCCGTGATTGCTATTGATGATATTGGCGGTCAAGAAGGTGACTATCAGTCAGTTGATGGTGGCTACCGCTCCTACAGTGCAACGCTGCATTTTTCGCCAGATCAGTCGGCTCAGGTCAAAGAAATGGCTAAGGTGGGTAATTTTGTCTTGTTCAAGGGCCGTGCTGGTGAGTCAGTTTGGACAACCATTCTGAGTTCCGAGCATGATCCACTAGCAGGCACAAATACGTTTGTGGCAGAGGACGCCAGTATTGATTTAATTAATGGCACCGTTGGTGCTTACGCGGCCTCGAGTGCCATGACAATCGCTCAGTATATTGAACTTTTTGCTGGTGATTCGGGATTTGTGATCGGCTACAACGAGATTCCAGATTTAACACGTACTTTGAAATGGGATTCAGACGATTCATCAATTCTCACTAGAATTCTGTCAGTTGCCACACAGTTCGGTGTAGAGCTAAGCTTCCGATTTGAAGTTAGAGGCTTGTCCGTCATCGGAAAGTATATTGATATTAGGAAACACATTGGCGGCAACAAGGGCATTTATCTGCGTGTAGACACTGATCTTAATAAGATTGTTACGACTAGTGATATTGCTGACTTATGTACTGCTATTGCTGGTACCGGAGGTACACCAGAGGGCAGTAACGATCCTATCACGCTCAAGGGCTACCGCTGGATCGATCCCAACGGCCGTTACGTATTAGGCGGTGATGGCGTATTAAGAGACCCAGTAGCGCTTAGAACTTGGAGCCGCTTGCTATCTAACACTAATACCAATCCTGTTGACGCTCATATCACTCGCAACAAGACCTACGAAGCTACTACTCAAGCAACGCTTCTACAATCGGTTCTATCTGACTTGGAGAAGTTCAATCATCCAGCAGTCAATTACGAGGTCGACATTGCCAAGCTGCCTGATACTGTCAATATAGGCGACACTGTTTATCTGGTTGATGAAGATGAACAGCTTTTTCTTTCTGCAAGAGTCCTAGAGCTTACCTATTCATACTCAAATGAATCAGGGACGGCAACGCTTGGAGATTATTTGATTCAAGCTAGTCAAGTAAGTGCCGAATATCGTGCTCTTGCTGAAACGCTGGCAAAACAGAATAAGGGACAAGATGGGAAAGACGGTATTGGCATACAATCGTCGATTGTGACTTATCAGGCTGGATCGTCTGGGGTGTCTGCTCCAACAGGAACATGGTCTGATGCCGTACCGAATGTTGCAGCTAATCAATATCTGTGGTCACGAACGATCATTACCATGACTGATGGATCAACCAGTACAACTTACAGCGTTGGCAAAATGGGAGCCAATGGCGCTGATGGCATTGGGCTTAAATCATCAGCAGTCACCTACCAAATTGGCACTAACGGTACCAATGCACCATCTGGTACGTGGAGTTCAACCATCCCGCCCGCATCACAAGGGACTTATTTGTGGTCGCGAACAGTAACGTTGTACACAGATGGGACACAGAACACGTCTTACAGCGTGGCCTATCAAGGCACCAATGGGGCCAAAGGCGATAAGGGTGATCCCGGCAGCCAAAATGTGCCAATGACTTATGTGCAGACGGCAGCGCCTACTGGAACAATTGTAACGAATTCGTTGTGGTGGGTTGGTGCCACAATGAGCTCTGTAACTGCTTTAAAACGTTGGAATGGATCTTCATGGATTCCCGAATCAATCGCTCAGGCGGTTCTGAATATCATTGAATTAAATGCCGTGACAATTAATAGCGCGATCATCAATTCTCCTAAGATTAATGTGCCTTTCACTCATGCTCCTATTGAAGGCGGCAACATATTGTCAACTGGCAAGCTGACTCTGAATGGTACTGCATACACCATTGATGGAACCATTGAAGATTCAAATGGCAATCCAAATGGTCAAAATTACCATACTGAGTTAAACCCTGACGGCTTACTGTCATATTTAACACAAACTGATGGTACAACGCAGATGAATGCTAGCAGAATCTCAATGGGTACTCTTGAGCTGACACACTTAGTTAGTGGACTGGGAACAAGTGCAACCTATATCACAAGTAGCCTTAATGCAGAAAAAATCTATCAGCTGAATAACGTCTCAAACCCTTTGTGGAAAGGGGTTTCGCTTCTTGGCTGGTCTGGCGATGCTCAGTCTGTAACCCCTTCAAAGAAGATTACGGATTGTCTGAATGGCTGGAAACTAGTATGGGGTGCATATTCAAATGGATCATTTACTGGCACGGGTATCAGTGAAAGCGAGATCTCAAAAACTAGTGTGCTTCAATACCCTGGGGCTGGACGAATATTGAGCATCATGAATTATGCCAATGCCAACTGTTCGAAGTACGTTTATGCATTCACCGACCACATTGCTGGTAACACGAAGAATTCGGATGGTGCTGCTGGCAATCTAGTGTTAGTTGGCGTTTATGAATATTAGGAGTGGTAGATATGAAAGTAAGACTTGATACACAAGCAGATGGCTTCATTTATGCATGGGGGACAGACTACACAGGCGATAATGTGGTTGATATAGACGAGGATGAACTCAAAAAGATTGTCGCAGGTGCTTCTAAGCTGGTTGATGGCAAAATTGTTATCGATCAGCAGCGAGTTACTGATCTTTATCCGGCTGATGCAATGCCAACACCGTCACCAGAACAGCAGATGATTGCTGCACTTACTCTTGAAGTAGCACAGCTAAAGGCGGCGAAATCAAGTGACTAATTATGATCAGTGTGCACTACTTTACAGTTGGGGAATTGATTTAGCACCTTATGTACCGGTAATGATCACCCCAGATCAATACAAGCAAATTACAGGCAGTAACTATGTCGCCAGCAAAAGCTAGCGGCTATTTTTGTGGAAGGAAGTGA